CTTGAGCCACCTTTTGTGCGTTAGTCCACTCTCGACCTTCCAGTTTACCCAAATCTTGAGCAGGTAAACCTCCAGTAGCTTTGTTCCAAGCTTCTATTAGTGCTGGGCTTTGAGCATCCCTAAGTTTTCTACCAATAAGTTTACCTTTGTTGTCAAAGAAAGAACGTGGCAAGTTAATGCCTAATTCGTTAAGAGCTTGTTCCTTGGATCTACCAGCTGCCATTCGCTCTGCTACAGCGTCAGATACTTCCTGAGGAGCGTTAAACTCTGGTGGAATTAGATTAGCTGCTTGGTATTGGCGCATAACATTAATCTGCCCCTGAGGATCAGTAGTTGTATATGTGCCTTCACTGAGTACCTGTTTAATTTCACGAGACTGTTGTCTACGTACAGGCATTGGACGTGGAGCCATAATTAGCTCCCAACTACGTTAGACTCACCACGCATACGACGCTTACGCTCTTCCTCTTCCTTTGCCAGCATACGCTCTTTACCAGAGCCAGGACGTTGACGAGGCTTGCTATCCTTATTAGCAGAAGGAGGATAAGGCTTATTATTGGAGTCCATGTAGGTACCTGAAGTTTTTGCTTTACTGTAGTCCTTAGACTGTTGAGACTTTTTACCTGTGTCAATATCAGTACGGAAATTTTCAGGCTTAACTGCCTTAACCCGTGTACCAATAGGGTTACTTTTAATATCTTCAGATGTTACCTTTTGACCCTTTTGACGCATTTGAGATGCTTCAATCATTCGATTGATTTCATCACGCATCTCTTTAAGTGTTTTCTTTTTGTCCATGATTAACGAATGTGTGCTAAGATTAGTGTTTCCCTATTGGTAGGACCGAATGTGTCCCTCATCCATTGTAACCAATTTCTACTGCCTTTATCCTGATTACATTGCCTACAGCTGGGTACCAGATTTGATGTAAGGTCTTCGCCACCAAGACACTTAGGGCGAACGTGATCAAGTGTAAGTTCATGTAATTCATAAGTTTCTCCGCAATAAACACATTGACAGTTAAAGTATTCTTTAATTGCACGACGGTGTAGCCTTTTTGCTTCAGAGCTTGTCATCGTTATTAGGTTATGGAGGTAGTGATCAGGACTAGGCAGTAGTGGAGTCATATTACCGGATCAATGGATCAGCCATACTTCTTACCCTTACGTGGGCGTGTACGGTTAGCCTTAGGAGACTCTAACTTACCTTTATTAGGACCTGTATGGGAAGCATCCATACCATCCCCGTTACCATAAGTACCAAGCTTACGGTTTAACTTATTGGCATTAGTACGGATCTTGAGACCTTCCTTAGTCTTATTGTACTTAGCCTGTTGCTCAAGGCGCTTAGCCTTTGCCTCAGGATTAGCCTTATAGTATTTAGATGTGCGACTTGCCATACAACCTCTTTTGGATAAGTTCAGGGTCTACCTTAGGCATGATGGTAGCTAGTTTGTCAAGGGGGTTACCCTGATACGCGCAACCCGAAATGTCATTTTTAGATAGCCAATCTGTGCAGGCTTTTAAATCTGCAGTACTAGCCTCACCAGATTTAATGCGGCGAAGAAACTCTTCGGTAACTAGGTTATGTAATTCGTTAAAAGCATCTTCCGTAGCTTTCTGTTTAGGTGCCATAGTGTCCGTTAGTAAGTAAATAAGTCAAGGCTTTAGATAGTATTGTTGGGCTATCTTTTAAGTAACCAAGTCCACGGTTGCAGTTATTGCAAAGTAACCCACGAACTTCATTCGTTTCATGGTTATGATCTACTCTAAAACGTTCTCCGGGACCTCCAGGGGTATCTGTACCACAAATAGAGCAAAGGCCATTCTGCTGTTCGTAGAGTAAATCGTAATCCTTTAAAGTAATACCGTACTGAGTTCGGTACTTCCAAGTTCTTGCTCTTTGAGAATCACGAGCTTGCTGGTTTCTGCATTCCTTACAAGTGTTACGTTTACTCTCAAATTTGTCCAACTCTTTTTCTATCCCGCATTTAATGCAGGTTTTCTTAGCCATTTCTCAATACAATCTGGTCCAGCTTGTTCTCGATTCTGATCATGTGATCCTCCATCTTTTGTAAGGCGTTAGCTAGCTCTTGGCGAGGGACGTACTTCTCAGCAAACCTCAACTCAATGGAATCAATACGTTTGTCTAATTGATCCATACGTGTGTTCGATTTACTATTAATAGCTGCAATACCGCCACCTATCCCAATCACCAGAGAAGCAACACCTGTGATAACCGCTTCAATCATTTCTTTTGGTTGATGATGTTAATCAGTTTAGTGCTATAGTTGGGATCAGTGGCGTACCCCTCCTTGACTAAAAGTTTGCAACACTCCTCTACAGAGGTTGCTCTATTTACACCTTTATATGTCTTGTAGTCCTTGTACCAACGCTGTGTCAAATAGGAGACACACGACTGAAGATCCGGGAAGTTAATGAACCCAGCAGTAATCGTGATCCACTTACCATCGATGAACTCTTTAGTCTCATGGTCAGTACCAGAGCCCTTAAGTCCAAAGTAGTTATGTGTACCAGAGGTATGCTTACCCCATCCACTTTCTAATGCCCACTGTGCTGCTACTACTTGTGGGAACTTAGCACCTGCTACCTTAGCAGCAGTAATAACTCCCTCCCAAGTGTTAGCAACGGTAGCTACAGGTTGCGGGGTGTTGACAGGCCTGAAGGTCATGAACCAACCAGTACCACTACCCTCTACTTCCCAACGCTTAAGCCAGTTCTTCCAAGAGTAACGGACACTACTACCACCACTACCAATAGTGACATAGCCTCCGTTAACGTTATCCATCTCACCGTATGGGTCATGGAAGACACCACGTTCACTCTCATCACCAATCAATAACATCCAATGC